AATCTGAAGTTCAAAACACGTTTAACCACATTCCTTACGTTTCTTTTGCAATATCGGAACGTCATTGGATGAATGAATTGAAAGAACAAAAAGCCCTGGCATATTTTCGTGAGCAGGAACTTTTAACACAAATCGAACAATTAAAAAGACAGATCAGATGACACCAAAAGAATTAGCAAAAGAGTTGTTAAATAAGTATTGTTATGCAATACGAACCGAGGAAAGGGATAGTGGATATTTTACAAATGTACTTTATGCCAAAGATTGCGCATTGATTGCAGTTGAAGAGATATTAAAAGCATTAGATGAACACCAATGGCAAAATAGAAATGTGATTGAGTTTTATCTTTGTGTTAAACAAGACATTCAAAAGTTATGAAAAATTATAGAGTTTGGTTAGAAGATTCAGTTGAGCAATTAGGGGGTCTTTGGTGGTATTGTTTTGACAATGGTGATGGTTATTTAAGGCAAGTTGATTACGATTATACTGGCAAAGAAGATGAACTTGATACATTGAAGCAATACATTGAATGGGGTTATAAAATAGAAAAGTTATGAAACAGACAGCAGTAGAATGGTTTTATCAAAGGATATTAGCAAAAGATATTAAAGAAGTATTTGAACAAGCAGAAGAAATGTTTAAGGATCAGATCATGGATGCTTTTTATGATGGTATGAATTGTCAGAACTTTGATCCGAATAAGGGGAGAGCAGAAATATACTATAATGAAACTTTTAAATCAGAATAAGATGAGGAGTTATAAAAAAGAATTGGAACTAATTGCGAATGATTTATTAAATCAAAATGCAACAGCAAAAGGAAATGAAAATAAGCCAAATTACTCAAACCGAGATTTTATGAACGCTACAATTATTTTTCAAACCGCATTAATGGACAAAATGTTTGACAATCAGGATTACGATGAAATGGATATTGATGACCGAATGAAAATGACTGAAAGTTGTGGATTAGAGTTACGAAAGTTGATCCACACCTACACAGGTTTAGACACGCATAAAATCGAGGAGTTTCTTTAGGATTGGTTATAACGTTTTGCAGATAAGTGAAGGCACAAATAGCGTTGGCATTGTGCGGTTGGATTTGGGCTTTTGCTTATGTGCGTGTTAGCTGCTGTTTTTTTTCTCTTTGATTTTCAACACTTTATAAAATAATTGAAAAATATTATTGAAATAGTTTGCGTAATCAAAATAAAGGTTTTATATTTGTAGGGTAATTAAAGATAAAAACAATGAGCAAAGATTTTTTTCAGTTTAAATGGTTCGATGAATTACAAGTTGGTGATGTGTTTAAATTCTGCCCAATAATTGATTCAGATATACCAAGTAAATTTTTTACTGCATTTAAAAAAGATGAAGTAAATACAAAGTTCAATGCCACCTACGGGAAAGAATTACACACAATGGAATTTGCAAATAATACACCAAGAGAGATAATGATTTTCCCTAACCGAAAAAGATGAAAAAGAAAAAAGAAACAAGGGGAGGCGCTCGGCAAGGGTCGGGTGCTAAACCTAAATATAATGAGCAAACTAAAACGGTTGCTTTTCGCTGTCCAATGTCAAAAGTTGATGAACTGAAAATAGTTGTCAAGTCTAAACTTTCGGAGTGGTCGGTAAAATAGAAGTTAGTGCAGAACAATTTAAAACCAAATAAGATGATTTACATTATAAGACCCCTACACGGGGATGAATTTAAAGTTTGGGATGAAGTCGCAAATGAAATAATTGCAATATTTTTTAGCGAACAAGACGCTATTGATTATGTGAATTTCAAAACAAAAACCAAATAAGATGAAAACAAAGAAAGTTAATCAGATAGTAATAGGATCGCCAGCGATACCAGCTTACATGAAGTTTAATGTTGATGGTTATTTAGTCGGTAGGAACACTAGGCAATGTCCTAAACCGTTCGAAGATTGGAGCGAAATCCAATTCATAGCGAAGTCAGGCGGTGTGTACCATGTGATCGGTAACGGTGACAAAGTGTTAATAGTTTCGATTCAGATGAAAGATGAATGTTAAAATTTTAACACCTTACCAAATTTTTAACGTATTAATTTATTGTTGATTGGGTTATAATTAGTACATTTGATTTAGAAAAACAAAGCATGAATAAACCATTGACAAGTGCAAAGTTATTTGACCGAATGATGGGATGTATTCCAACCGGTTCAGAACATGACAATTTGCGCAAAAAGCTATCAATTTGGAACGGTTTAGCTGATCATGTGGTTTTAGACGAATTGGCTCGTGAATCAATTTATGAAAAGATTTTGAACGATTTTATTGAACCGCCTGTAAAAGAATGGGAGATTGAACTGATACAGTTGTTCATTGGTGATTGGATCGCTTACAATTCAACTATGACAAACGAACTTAGAAATAAATTTATGAAGTTGGAAAAGATTAAAATGGGATTGGTTTAAAAACATAGTCAGGTGGCGGAATTGGTTAGACGCTAAAATAATGGGTGGATAGCGTGCCATTGGGGAAGAGCCAAGAAAGTTACGCATACATGTTCGAATCATGTCTTGGCTACAAAACAAATTTAAAAACAAACAAATATGTATAAAAAACAAGGTACAATTATCGCAATCGGTACGATCAAGCAAGTGAGTGACAAGTTCAGAAACAGAACCTTCGCAGTTAAAGATGATAGCAATTACCCTCAGTCAATCCAATTTGAATTAACACAGGATAGAGTTGATTTAATCCAACCGTTTCAAATTGGTGATAAGGTCGAAGTTAATTTCGTGGTGAACGGTCGGGAGTGGACTGATCCGAAAATTGGCGAGGTTCGTTATTTCAATTCGCTGGTGGCATTGTCTTTGTCAAAGGTAGGTGAATCTACTTATAGCGGTTCTGAAAGCCCTGAGCCTAGTTTAAAAGTGGAAAACGAACAAGATTTACCATTTTAGTAAATTGGCACAATGACAATGGAACTAATCTTCATAACCTTAATCTTAGCCGTTTTATTAATTTTGTTGGTCATTGTGTCGCACATGGCTATTGAAACTAAAAAGCGGCTGGATGAAGTTTGTGAGCAAGTCGAGAAAATTAAATCTAAAAAGCCATGACCGAACACGAACAAGGGCAAAAATTTGTAATTGATAAAATAAAAGCCGAATTAAAAAGGATTGAAAAGAGTTCAAAAGAATCCAATTTATTATTCGATTTAGTCACAATTATAAAGTCCTTGGAAGTGGTTAATGAAAAAAGATTGAATATTGATTAAATTTTTGTAAATTGCACAAATATTTGATATAATTTTGACCTTAGAAGTAAAATATTATAACCACATTCTCAAATGTTCACGCTATTTTGATAAGGTGAACTTTGAGGACTTGGCTCAAAATGTTTGTGTAAGGTTAATTGAGAACAAATCGAAAGCGTTAGATGTTGAAGATTCTGGAAAGATTGAAGCATATATCTTTATTATCGCAAAAAATGAGTATCTTGCTGAGCGAACGAATCAAAGCACAATTGATTTAGATTCAGTTCAAGTAATTTATGAGGTCGAAATCGACTATAAAAAGGAACTGGAAGATTTGATAATTGAAAAGAAATTGCCGTTTATTGATCGCCTTTGGGTCGAAGCATTTTTGAGTAGAGATTTGAATGCTAGTTGGCTTCAAAGCGATTTAGGGATCGGACGACATTGTGCTAAACGGAGATTGAAACACGTAATTGATAAATTGAAATGATAACAAATTTAATATTAATATTGACAGGGCTTTACATTTATGAGCGTGAAGCCATACCAAAACTATTTAAAACACGTCTGGACTTCAAGCCGTTTAATTGTGTGTTTTGTCTTAGCTATTGGATTGGATTGGTTTTTGCTTGGTTTCAAATGGAATTAGTATATTTATCAATTCCTTTGATTTACCGAGTTATTCAAGTTAAACTTTTAAAATAAACATATAAAATGGAAACACAAAACACAGACCCAAAGAAACCCGAAGGCGGTTTTTTAAGTGCAATATTCGCAATCACCACGTTGGTATTAGCTGGTTATTTAATCTACCAATCAATTAAACTTTTATCGCTTTAATCATGGACTTTTTACAAGAAATTAAACCATACCTTTTGTACATAGATTTGTATCACAAAGGTAAGCAGATGCCACCGTATGAGGTGAATCTTAAAATAAGCGAGATTTACGACCGACTGAGAAAACATGAATCGGTGAAAATTTACGGGTTTAAAAATAACGATATAGCAACGACCGATCTAGGTTGCTCGTCATGTATATCGGATATGATGAATAACTTACGGAATTGGATCGTAGAAAAATCAAAGGCGATTCAATCAAAGCCGACTGTTGAATTTAAAGGGGTGACAATGAAATGGGGCGAACTTAAAAAGTATTGCGCTTCAAAAGGGATCAATGTCATTAATAAGAAAAAAATAGAGTTGTTAGAAGAATTGAAAACTTTAGAAAATGCTAACTAATGGATATACAAAAACTAAAAATATCAGAGGTTAAACTTAACCCTAACAACCCTCGTTTGATTAAGGATGACAAGTTTACAAAGTTAGTTCAATCAATAAAGGACTTTCCTGAAATGCTTGAAATACGTCCTATTGTGGTTAATAGTGATATGGTTGTTCTAGGTGGTAATATGAGGCTAAAAGCATGCAAAGAAGCAGGATTAAAAGAGGTTCCGATTATTATAGCCGATAACCTAAGTGAGGAACAACAACGGGAGTTTTTAATTAAAGACAATGTTTCAGGGGGTGAATGGGATTTTGAAATGTTAGCCGAAGATTGGGATGCAGAACAATTGGAAGAGTGGGGTTTGGATATGCCTATTGATGAAAAAATAGATAAAATGGAAGAGGGCGAAATAATTGAATTTGAACAGTCGGTACAATTAACACCACCAAAAGAATATATTTTAATTATGGCAGAACCTAACTCAAATGAATGGGAAGAGATAAAAGAATTATTGAAATTAAAAATGGTAAGAAGGGGAGGTTATAAAGAGGGAAGTAAAATAGGTAATGAAATAGGTTTGGAAAGAGTATTAAATTGGAACGATTTTAAAGAAAGATATGTTAATAGCAGTACCAAGTAAAAACAGGGCAGGTAAAACTACTACCAATAAAATTTTACCAAACCTTGCAACTTTTTTCGTTCCACAAAGCGAGATACATCAATACTCATATATTAAAAATTTAGTTGGTGTACCAAATGAAATACAAGGAATAACAAATACTAGAAACTGGATATTAAAAAATACAAATGAAAAATGGGTTGTATTTTTAGATGATGATGCTAAAAATGTAGGATATACTGAGTTGAAACGAACGCAATCCAAAATGGTAAAAGTACATGAAGAGGGATTTTGGGCAGAAGAATTTTTAAAAGCATTTGATTTAACAGAACAATTAGGATATAAAATGTGGGGAGTTAAAACGGAAGCTTCGCCAATATCAACACATCCATATAAACCTATATTAACAAAAACATATTTAACTGCAAGTTGTATGGGTTTGATAAATGATGGGGAGTTTTATTTTGATGAAAATTTTAAAGTAAAAGAAGATTACGAAATATGCTTAAGACATATTGTAAAGTATGGAGGGATTTTAGGAATAAGATATTTACATTGGGAAAATGAACATTGGACTACAGAAGGTGGGTGCAAAGATTATAGAACAGTAGAAATGGAAAAAAAAGCAATAAAAGACTTGGTTAAATTATACCCTGGAATGATAAGAAGTGCTAAAAGAAAAGCTAATACATTTACTATTCAATTAAATTTATAGTTTGTATATTTAACAAAACTAACACAATGAAAAACACTAAACTTTACGAATTAAGAAAAAACCAAACGGATTTCCCTAAAATGAAAATCCAAAATGCAAATGATTCATCTGAATTTATTAAGCAATTTTATCAAGATGACATTGAAATTTATGAAAGTTTTTTCTTATTACTTTTAAATCAACAAAATCATACTATTGGATATGCTAAAATAAGTCAAGGTGGCATAACCGGTACAGTTGTTGATGTTAGGATAATCGCAAAATATGCCGTTGATAGTTTAGCGACTGGAATAATTTTAGCACACAATCACCCCAGTGGAAATGTTAATCCAAGTCAATCAGATATTAGTATTACAAAAAAAGTTAAAGAGGCAATGAACCTATTTGATATATCAGTTTTAGACCATATTATTTTAACAGTTGATAGCTTTTATTCTTTTGCTAATAATGGATTATTGTAATGGTATAGAATAAGCAAA